ATTTTATTGTAGTTTTTTACAAAGAAGGATATGTATTTATCGAATTTATTTTTTTTGGTTAAAATACCTCTTTGATCAAGTTTTTGTAACATATCTTCAAAATCGAAATTACTTTCGATAAATTCAAGTTTATCCATAAGTTGTTTTTTGTGATACGCTTTGAAGTTAAAAGGAATTTGTGTTGATTCAAACGATGACTCTAAGTCATCCAATGATGGGAACACTTCATTGATAATTTCTTTATCAAACATATTATCGACGATCGTTTGATTTGCTTGACAGGGATTGGATTTGCAAGATTCTTCTGTTAATGCATCTGTGATGGATACAAATTTTTGACATTTTGTAGCAATTGTAGTTTTGTTACAAGTTTCTTCTCCCGCATCACACGGTAATATACAAGCTCCTTTGTTTGGTTGAGTCTTGCTTTCTTCTAAACAATTTAAAAATGATTTACATTGTAATGGAGAAGGGGTTATATCACCTCCTGTTTGTTGTTGCAAATAGAAGATGGGTTTCCATTTGTTGTTTTGGTATTTGATGTAAGAGAAACCGGATACCAGTATGGAGTTGGGTTCAACGATCTGGACTTTGTTACGCATTAACATTTCCATAAAATTGTATTTGGTCTCTTGGACCTTAAATTGTTGTATTTTCGCTGCGATAGTTTTGTTTTTGGAGAGCGAATCTTCTTTGGCGTTTAGGGCAGAGATGGGATATTTTGCAACATAGATAGCTTCATAAACATCATCCACATCATAAGTATGGTATTCACCTAGGTTTTTATTATTGTATTTGTGTAATTTCATTTTAGTTTTTATTATTTTAATTAAATATTTTAATGTAAATAAATTAATAATGTTGTATGAAACCTTTGTAGGGTTTATAAAAAAGCATCCTCAGTTTTTTGTTATCAACTGCATGTTGATGGCATTGGTTCCGATCAACGAGGTGTTTGTGTCCCGATTGTATGGGAGATTGTTTGATTCGATACAAAAGAACACATTTACAATGAATCATTTTTACATCATATTAGGAACAATGATGTTTTTGCAAGTTGGGTTTGCTTACAGTGATTATTTCAATTCTAAACAGATGACGGAATTTCAACAGTATTGTAAAACAAGATTTTTAAATGTCGTGTTTGAGAAGTTCAATAACAACAAAGTTGAACCGAATCCGGGCGATGCGTTGGCCAAAATATTACGCACCCAACATATACTAGCGGATTGGTATTCCAAGATATTCAGTTGGTTAGTACCAATATCTTTGCAATTGATCATTACAGTATTGTATTTAACCAGTATCGATGTTAAGTTAGGAATATATTTGTTTATCCTATTGATCATATTTACAACATTCTTGTTGAACAGCACAAACTTGTGTAATAAGAATAATGTGTTATTGGATCAACAATTAACAAAATTACATGACGGAATGGGAGATGTGTTAACGAATTATTTATCGGTTTACAAAGAGCAAAGCTTGGATTCGGAGATAGTTTACCTGAACAGAGATTTTAAAAAGTATCAAAAATATCATAACGAGACGATTATGTGCACGATAAAATATAGATTGATGTTATCTACTGTGATTATTACATTTTTAACAATGTTTGTAACACGCTGTTATAACTTGTTAAAAGAACATAAAATGAAGAAAGCGATATTTTATTCGGTATTTATGATATTGGCAAACTTGATCAGCAATATGGTTTATATGGTGGATATGCATAGAGATATGATATTTGATTGGGGATTGATAAAGAACTCTGGGTTTGATAACATAGAGAAGATGCCGGTATTACAATATGATTGTGAACAACAAAAAGAGTTTGACGAAAAAGCTATTTTAGAGATAAAAGGGTTATATTACAAATACAAATCAAAGAAACATTACACATTATCAAACATACATTTGAAGGTGATGCCTAGAGAACGATTGGCGATAACCGGTCATATAGGTAGTGGAAAGACGACATTGATGCGAATCATATTGAAATTATTATATCCGGAGAAGGGTATGATAACATTGAAAAACAAGTGTATATACGATATGAGTGTGAAAGAATATTTTCAAATGGTTGGATTCATGCCACAGAACTGTTTGTTGTTCAAGAGAAGTATAATAGAGAATATAATGTATGACAATGTAAAGTTGACAGAACAGGATATATTGTATACCATTAAAAAATACAATTTGATGAAACATTTCAAGAATGGTTTGAACATAGGTACAGACAGTTTGTCAGGAGGACAAAGACAGTTGGTGTGGTTTTTGAGAATATATTTTAAGAATCCGGAATTGATAATATTGGACGAACCCACCGCATCACTCGATAAAGAAACCAAGGACTTGTTTATTCATTTGATGAACACAATGTTGAAAGACAAAACCATCGTGATTATAACGCACGATCAATATTTGTTGAAATTTGTTACCAGAGTAGAAGATATTAAATTGTTAGAAGTTAAGTAAACTAAGTGAATGTCTAAGCAGCGTTAATCGCATTAGTAGTTGCATTTTCCAGTGGAAAAACAGAAATGAAAGCAAAATAGAAACTGCTTAGAACAGAGATTATGACACAAAACAAAATAGTAAAGAAAACCCACATTTATTAAATAACGATAAAAAATTTTACTTAAAAAAGAAAGTTAAAATTTATAAAAAAATGAGTGAAACAGCAACAAGTGCTTCTAATCCAACTACACATACAAACACTATAAAAGCGAACAATAACCAACAACATATATTCGATCAAAGTTATCTCCTACTATTAGATTCATTGGACAATAAAGTTACATTTTCGAACATGGTTAACATAATAACAAGATCGGTTGAAATTGTGGACAACTACAAAAAATTATCCGGTCTTGAAAAAAAGTTGATGGTCATTAAGATGATCACTACATTGATCGACAAACACGAATCGGATGAATCAACTAAAAAGGCACTTATCGATTTGTTGAATACGGTAGGTTCAGCGGTGATTGATACGATCATATACGCAACTAAAGGGAAATTAGCAATCAACCTTTCAAAATGTAAAAAGTTAATAAAATATTTTAAATGTCATTAATATCTTTTTTATATTCAATCAATTCCAATCCAAATGTTTTGTAAAAATCAACTAAATCAATATATTTATCGTTTTCAATATCTACATAGAGCGAGTTGATTTCTGTTTCAAGCAATTTGCATTCATTATAAGAATATTTAGTTTTGGTAATATCGCAATTAATGTAGAATTTATCAAGTTTTGTGTTCAAAAGTTTCTTTTTGTTATTATATCTGCGTATATCTCGTTCATGGTTGATTTTGGAATAGACAATGAATGGTCTGTTTATACACGACCGGATCATTTTACATCCTTGAAGATTTAAAATGGAACATTTTAGACTCAACCAGATTTGCGGATCGTGTATGTTGTTTTTTGATAAATAGGGAAGTATGTATGATTTGTGTTTTAACGATGTCTTCTTCTATTTCTGCTTTACTAATAATTATCTTCTAAACTTTGAATTCAGGTTGCTTCATTTAGTATACATTTTGTTTCATTTTAAATCTTCAAGGGTGTAATGAAATAAGATTAGATACTTTTAAGTAAACGAAAGTGATATTTATATTTCATTAACTTTTTTTTGTGTTTTTGTAAGAACGATATATACATAGATTTCCACTTTTTGTTCCAATCAAGCTTACGAGAATAATTGGACATTTTGATTATGTATTCGTTAGATGTGATGTATGGTTTGTATGTTGTAAGTCCGTTACCATTGTGAAACACCATATCGTATACATTTTGTAACATAACCCATTCATAGCTGTCAATCGCGAATTCCATAAACCATCTGTGACCTTCTCGAGGGGATATTTCGCTAAGGACCATAAAATTACCGATGATCATAAGTCGTTCGATGTGGTGAAGATACGCTGTATCCATCGCTTTACGAATACAATTGTCGATTGGCAATATATTGGTTGAACCCGTGTACCATTTATCATTTACTTGTATTTGGTTTGACAAACCAAAAAAGTTCGTGTTGGCTAAATCGTTGTAATAATAAATATAACAATATCGTTGAAACTCTCTCCAACATAACTGTCTCACATATCCTTCCAGACTATTGATCGGAACTTTATTTTTAACCTTCCGTAATTGTTCGATAATGTCGTTTGGATTGATTAGACCAATGTTCAATGAGGAGGACAATATGGAATGAAACATATTATCGTGTTCCGTGTTGAATGCGTCTTGATAAGTGCCAAATAATGTTAAATTCTTTTCAATGAAATGATATAACCATACTTTTGCGTTGTTACGATTTATTGGAAAGATGAAATTATCCGTATTACCAATATTCTGTTTAAAATGCGCGTTAACATAATCAATTGCTTCATTAATATATTGTTTGTTTCTAAATTTAGGTAACTCATTTATTTCTATAGAATTGTTGAATGTTTGTCTGTTGTCTTTATCAGTTGAATCAATGTCCACTAAGAAATTAAATTTTTCTTTGCATTTCGGATAAAAATAACGAGTAAAAGATATAGATCTGGATATTTTGTTTGTATATATGGTTTCATATTCAGCTACAGTTAGAAAGAAATTTGGAGATTCTATCATATTTTTCGACTTTTCAAATCCCTCTACATTGTTAATCGGATCAAAATACATGTACTCTTTGTACTCAAATGGTTCATCGAAATTGACATAATACACGCTATTTTTATAATAATTTTGTAAATAATTAAAGTAATATTTCATGGATGCGCGATGTAACAATAATTTCTTTTTATTAAAGTTGTATTTGGTAAAGAAATCTGGATGCTCCCACAATACGACTTTTGTGACCGATTCCGGGAAAAACTCTTGATCAAATAATTGATTAGGTAAAATACACAATAACATATTTGTATTTTAGAGAAGAAAAATATTTTATTTTAAAGCATTAAAAAACCACATTATAACGAACATCTACTTGGTACCTTTCTTAGTCTTCTGTTTTTGCCACTCTTTCGCACCCATGCTCATAAGTTCTTTCTTGTCAATATCGGGGTATTTTTGACGAAGCTCTTTGATCATGTCCTTCATAAACAGGTTGTAAGCGGTAGGGGCACGCTTTTTCTTAGGAGCGCTCTTGGAACTAAGAAGTTCGGACTTAACACAAATAGAACTGAACATTTCTGTCAATTTGGTCTTATCTTCGTCACCGAGAGAAAGGGTGGTAACAATTTTTTCAAGGATTTCCTTGTTGTAATCTTCAGTAAATTTATTAAAGTTTTTCACGAACTTGTGGTAAGAAGTAGTATTCATTGTATGTTTTTATAATAGAATAAAATTACTTTTAAATATTTTTAGAAATAAATGTTGAAATTACCTGAAATGTTTTCATTAACAAGGATAAATTTATATATAAATATAATAGTGTTCATTTTTTTCATAATTTATCTTAAACCAAAACAGAAAACACATACAATACAAGATACAAGTTTTCATACCCATTGTGTTAAATCAATAGACAAAGTAGAAGAAAGCGAATATATCGATTTAGAAAATGATGATAAACACAATCACAACATAGATCCGATAATTGAATACAATATTAAGGGACATAGTCATGAAGTCGGCGAAACCAGTAAAATGTACGATATGAACAACAATAGAAATAGTAATATATACGAAGCAAAATACGATAGACATTTGGAATATCTATTAAAGGGGTTTGTTGTAGTAATGGTTTTAATAAGTATAATAGTAGTGAATGTGAACTTACTGAAAGACTAATCCATTTTGTTAATATCAAGATTCTGATTCGAATGAGAATTGAAAGAATATTTAATTATATGATGATAATATGGTTCGGAATATCCACATTGACACTTAAGTATAGTTGTTTATCATTAGTGACTTTTGAAATTAATGATATTATATCATTAAGTTTATTCGAACAATTGTTTCGAATATAGGAGATGATATAATAATTATATTCGAAAAGTAATGCTTTCAACCATGTTTCACTACAGTCATATTTGTAAGAGAACGATTGAATAGTTGTTTGATGTTTTAGATCTGTAAAAATTACGGATATATCCGCGCTTCTTTTTTTTCGAATGTATATCTTTATAAAACCGGATGGTTTTTGTAAAACCAAAGAAAGTAATAAACCTATTTTATCGGATTTATTGATGAATAAGAATTTATGTTTTGTTTTTTCGGATAACAGTTGTGCACAAAACAAGTTCATTTGTGTAGTGGATGTAATAATGTTGGTGGCATATGGTTTGTGGATTGTATTTTTGATTGAGTTAAAGGCGAGTATTTGTAAATTGAATGATGTTAAATTATTAAAAAACATGTATAAAATAATTAATTAAATATTACAAAAGTCTTAAAATAAAATGAAACCGAGTTGGGAAATTCTTTTTTCTGAATTCAATTTGAATGAAAAATTGAATTATTTAGATAATTTAGAAATTTGTCCCAAAAAGGAAAATGTATTCAGATGTTTTACCTACTTTGATGTGTTAGAAACAAAGGTAGTAATATGTGGACAAGATCCGTATCACACAGAAAATGTTGCTACCGGATTGGCGTTTGAATGTATGGGAAAGACACAACCGTCGTTACGAAATGTATTCAAAGAAGTGAAACGAACATACCCAGAGTCCGAATGTAAAATAGAAAATTGGGCAAAACAAGGGGTGCTATTATTTAACAGAGCATTCACCGTGGAGAAAAATAAAGCAAATTCCCATACTAAATATTGGAAATCAACAACAAATGATATGATAGCTAAATTAAATAACTATTGGAAAGAAAATGGTAAACCGATTATATTCCTGCTATGGGGCAGAAACGCTCAAGAACTGGAAACCTTTATAGATACAGATTATCATATGGTCCTAAAACATACACATCCTTCACCCTTATCAAGAAAACCATTCACTGGAAACAACCATTTTGTATTGTGTAACGAACATTTGAATGATAAGATAATTTGGTGAAAAAATTGAAGAAAATTCTATTAAAGAAAAAATCAATTACAACGATTAACAAACAAGATGATTTCAACAACAGTGTTTAAGATTTTGGTAAAGACGCCTGAAAAAAAAATCAACAAAAAGATCACTTGTATGCGACATGAACATAAAAATTACGGCTATTATTCCACAGAAATCGAAAAGAAAAATGATATCATACCGATGTCGTTCATGGAGTTTTGGTATATTAATGTGAAAAAAGAGCTGAATCAGAAAAGATACGGATTTATCAATGATCCGTATGCGAATTCAAAATCAAGATCAGAGTCGTTTCAAATAAGACAATTGCGTCAAAAGTTGAAGACATTAACTTTGGACGAAAAAAATATTTGGAAAAGAGAGCAAAACAGAGATCATATTGAGTGTCCGAGAGTACTGTTGATCGTGTACTATGCGATATGTCATTTGTTGGATATAATATACAAAGATAAACCGATTGATAGATTCTGGTTTCTGGAGTCTGTTGCCAGGATGCCTTACTTTTCATATGTTACAATTCTATATATGTACGAATCATTGGGGTGGTGGCACCTCGATAGTGAATTGAAAAAGAAACACAATGACGAAGAGAAGAATGAAACACACCATTTGCAAATAATGGAATCACTTGGTGGTAATTCCAAATGGTGGAATAGATTTTTAGCAACACATGGTGGTATGGCGTATTATGGTGTGTTGCTAATACTATTCATGATTTCGCCGAGAACAGCATATTTGTCTAGTGAGTTATTGGAGATGCATGCGGTGGATACATATACAGAATTTTATGAAAGTAACGAAACAATATTAAAACAGTTACCACCCACGAAGGAAGGATTGGAATATTTTCGATATGCTGATAACTTGTATGATATATTCTATCAAATCAGCAGAGATGAGTACGATCATGCGTTGAATATGCGTTTTGTGAAGAGACTACCGACGAATTAAACTTCTTCGATAAGAACATTGTGTGATTTGAATAGGAAGTTTGAAGTGTCATTGTATATACCAATGGTAACTTTAGCATTTTTGTCAATTATCGCGATATATTGTTTATCATTCGCACATACAATATCAATTGTTGAGTTAGCAGTAATTTTTAAGTCTTTTCTTATTTTTATCAATAAAACGATTATTTCTTTTAAACCAGCAAGGTTTAAATCGTCCCAATATATCATGGGTACACCCGGATGCGTCAGTATGTAAGCGTATCCTTCAACAATATGCTTTTGTGGGAAAGACCATAAGTTTTGTGACAAATGATGTGTGTCGTGATTATCCAAAAAGGTTACACTTTTTTCTTTCCACCAACCGATCAAACCGGATGGGTTGTTGGACTCATCAGCTAATCTCCAATATTCTTTGTTTTTCAAAGCTTCTTGTAAAATTCCTTTGGTCGTCATGTCAAAGGCATAGGCATGTTTGCCAGAATTGTCCATCCAATCAACAATCCTTTGTCTATGCGCGTTTTGATTATATTTTAAATATTCTATATCATAATCCATATTATCCCAATACTCACCAATACACATATCGACATCAATATTTTTAAAATATTCTTTCATATGTTGTGGATCTATGCCGGTCATGAAATCAAATCGAAAACCATTGAATCCAATATCATTTTTGAGCCATTGCATCCATCGAATCAGATCTTCTCTAACAAATTGTTGGGAATGATCAATGTTGGGAGCACCTTCGAATATTTTATATTCGGAATGATTTCCTTTACCTCCAAAGTGGGTGTTGTTCGAAACAATTGCCGTTTCGTCCCAAGGTAATTTTCCACCAAACAAATTATATATTCCGTCTTTGTTTTGAAATTCCGCACATCTGTGATTGATTACAATGTCGGCGTATACGCCCATATCTTTATCACGAAACGATTTTACACACTTTTTCAATTCCGTTTCTGTGCCGTATTCAGAATTTAGATCATATAAATTTAAAGGCATATAACCTTGAGGTGAAACTGATTTGGAACAAGGAGGTAACCACACCGAATCAATACCAATGTCTTTAATTTCTGACGATTTTGATTTAAGATAGTTAAAAAACTGTTTATTTTGTGTTCTCCAAGAGTTCCAGGTAAAACTTTGTAAAATTACAGATGATTCGATAGATGTGAAATTACTCATATTACCATAATACTATAGAAATAAACAAAGATAATGATTAAATAAATATTCCACACATATTTTGAAAATTATAATCCACACATATTCGGAAAATCGTTCGGTATCGTTATCGTTCTTCATAATTATTGTTGTCAAAGTTTATGTCAAGGGTATAAAAAATTGAAATTTAATTAAATGTAGTTGTTATTATGAAATTAAATGATGTCGGAACTAGATTTATCCAAGTTATCCAAAAAAGAGTTGTTCACTCATTGTCAAAAACTTAACTTAACCAATTACAAATCCAAGAATAAACCGGATCTAGTTAAGTTGATTCAAAGTGCAGAAACTCGTAAAATCGATGCTACTACTAGTTATAAGGATCACATAGTCATTTTGAACAACGATTGTCTCACAGAACTACAAAGACTCGATGACAACAGTATAGATTGTGTAATCACAGATCCGCCCTATTTTATTGATAAACTGGACGACAAATGGTCTTCTGCAAAAATAAACAACGATGTGAAGAACAGTCATATTAAGCATTTACCGAAAGGGATGAAGTTTGATAAGAAGCAGGTCAAACAGCTATACGACTATTATTTAGAACTGTCGAAAGTGTTAGTGAAGAAAATGAAACCGGGGGCGTATTTTCTGTCTTTCGCTTCTCCTCGGTTGTATCACGCTATAGCAATGAGTTGTGAAATCGCAGGATTTGAAATTCGAGACATGATCAATTGGACATACACCCAGAGTATGCCGAAAGGAATGTCAGTCACA